GCTTTTTTGATTGTCCAGGCTTTCGGAATACGTTGAACCGGCATCAGAGAGGCTCTGCTGTGCATCTATGTAGTTTTCTTCATTGGCAGAAAGCAGAGCGTTGGCTTTTTTGGTTGCCATGACTTCTTCGATTTTGGATTTCAGATTGTCATACTCTTGTATCTGCCCGTCTACAATGTCGATTTCCACGCCAAGTGCTTCTGACAGTTCGCCAGTTATCACTTTTGCCCGATTTTCGTAGCCTTCTTTGATTTTGCCGTTTTTGTCAACAATGTTTTCCAGAGCGTCAGACAGATTTTGATAGTATGTGTACTCTCTGTCAACATTATCTGTTGCGCTATTCCGTCTGTCTTCCCACTCCGATCTGATCTGATTTTGTTCTTCTGTTTTTTGGTTCAGCTTATCCTGCTTGTCGATCAGATGTTGCGTGTAGCTGTCTAAGTCCACAGCATAGTCATTGGCGTACTTGATGTCCCTATAGGTGGCATAAGCAATGCCAGCAACCGCAGCGGTTACACCAGTAACCGCCATACCCATAGGCCCCAGCACGCTGGGTATCAGCTTTACAACGCTGCTGACGCTATTTATAGTCTTGATTGCAGTTGTTCCGAAGTCTGTCACTTTTTTGACTGCAAACGCCGTGGCTATAGCTTTTCCGATAGGCACGATGTCGTCAACCAGATCGTCCATATTTTTGGAAACCCATTCGATGCCTTCTTTTACTTTCGGCATCAGCTTCTGTGCAAACGGCTGCAACACTTCTGTTTCTGCCTGCCGCTTCAAGGCTGTCAGCTGTGACATGACATCATCGTACTTGACATCGTTCAGCTGCCCGATTGCGTCTGTGGTTTTGCTGATCTCCGTCTGAGTGTTCAGCAAGCTGTATACCGCTTCTTCACCCAAGTCCTCCCACATGGTACCGAAAAGATCGACACCGATTTGGTTCCGCGTGACATCATCTTCGACGTTCTGCAGCTGCCCAAGCAGTTCGCTTGTGGCTTCTCTTGCTGATTCGCCGCCAGCAGCAAATTTTGCTTGCATGTCTGCTATGGAATCCCCAGTGTATCCCAGCAGTTTAAAAGCTTCTTGCGTGCTTGTCGAGGTATCCTTGACACGGATACCAAACTCCTTCATCGTGTCGCCGATTTTGTCTATACTAAAAGCACCAGAAGCAGCACCGTTTTCCAGAGAGCCGAAGAAATCCTCTACAGTATATCCAAGCTGGCTATAGTGGACGGCGTACTCGTTGAGAGTGTCCAGCATATCGCCGTTTTTGTCAAGCCCTTTCTGTGCCCCTTGTGCCATAAGGCTGTAAGCTTCTTCGATAGATATGCCAAAATTGTCCGCCAGTGCTTTTGCAGTACGTATAGATTCGTTCACATCGTATCCGAAAGTATCGTCCAGCAGCATCGCGTTTTCTGCTGCTGTTTGCAACTCGTCGCCTACCAGCTTGGTCTGCTGATACGTGACTGCTACTGCATCGGCAGCATCTTCCATGCTGTCCCCAAAGTTGTCTTTGTACACGTTTTGAGAGATGTCCTGCACTTCTTTCAGAGCATCTCCTGTCAATCCTGTCGCAGCCGCCACCCGATTGGCTGCCTGTTCCGCCTGTGTGCCAGAAGCGATCACAGCTGCACCGATTCCGCCGATTGCAGCGACAAGACCACCGACAGACTTGATGCTGTCGCTCATAGCATCGTCAAACTTGTCGTTGAAATCTCCCATGCCGGAGATCGTGTCTGACACACTTTCGCCTACATGTGACATGCCGCTTTTGATGCTATCTGCCAAACCAGAAGTTTTCCCGTCGATGCCGTCCATCGCAGATTTTGCTGCCGTTTCAGTGTCTTTAAAAATTTTTTCCGACTTTTCGCCAGCTTCCTGCATGCTGGACTGCATTTTTCCAGACGATTTCGCGAAGCTTTTCGATATGCCGTCAGCAACATTTCCAGCTTTTTTCTCCGCGTTTTTTGAGGACTTTTCCGTGTCCTTTTCCACGTTCTTCGATGCTTTTTCGCTGGATTTGTCGATTTGTTTCAGCCCTTTTTCAAAGCCTGACGTGTCAATTTTGGTGTCGAAATTAACGCTGCCGTCTGCCTTGCTGTTTGCCACTATCTATCACCTCTCTATCCAAAGACCGCACCCACTTGTCCTGCATCCAGTTTTTTGTTTGTCGGTATCCACAAGCTGTCCTTGATTTTCCGTATCCGCTTACGCTGGCTTTTATCCTTGATTTCAGCCAGATTGACGCTGCGATACGCCACACGCTGCTTTACAGCCGATTCGTCCGGCAGTGCTTCCAGAAGCAGCCGAAATTTGTACCAGTGCAGTGCATCTTTTGTCAAGTCGATTTGATAAAATCGAAGAAAATCGCTGATGATGTACGCTCCGTCATATGTATATGACAGCAGCTGCGTGTTTGCGGATTTCCCCGTTTCACGTCCCGTGTGTGGCATATCTGCACATGATGCATACCTGAGCAGGGCTTGATACGCCTCCGCAACATCGCACGGAGGGCGTGCCCGATACCACGCCATAGCACACAGCACGCGTTCCTCTGCTGTGTACGTTTCGTCTGCCAGCATTTCCAAAAAAGAAAGCCATTCCCGATAGTCAGTCACTACCGGATATGGCTTTCCTTGTACGCTGACGGTATCCGGTAAGCTATCATACAGTGGGTGCAGCATTTTCGTTTCCTCTGGTCTTCGGGGCGTATTTCAGCAGGATACTTGCGATTCTGCGGTTCGACTCTGCTTTTTGGTCGTGGATACACCGAAGCAGAGATGCATAGATTTCATCAAAGCAGCGTTTGTTGTCCGGTACATCGGACAGCACTTTTCCGGCGTTTTCTTCTCCGATCAAGTCGGCATAAAAAATCCGGAAGTCATTGCAGTACTTCCGGATTCTGTCAGATTCCAGTTTTGGTGCGGCTTCATTTTCTCGCTCCGCTGCACTTTCCACTGCGGCGTTGTACTTATCCCAAAACGACGCAGATTCCGCGTCTACGCCATAGCCCTTCCAGTTGATCTCGTCCATTTCTGCACCTCCACGGCGTTAAGATACTTTGATTTTGTATGTGCTTGTGCTGAACCCGTCTGTCACTGTGATCGTGATGTTGTCACCAGACTTCAAGCCGTTGAACTGGTTTGTCTTGCCGCTGACAGTGTTGCTTGTGACATACGATTCGCCGTTGCAAGATACTACGACAGTCAAAGATGCGTTTTCCGCAGTCGCTTCCACGATCGCAGTTGTGGTTCCTGCCGGAATCGTGTATGACATAGTGCCAGCGATAAACGCCGGTGTCAGAGCGACAGTCTTACCAGCACTTTCCACAGCCAAAGTCTTCAGCTTCGGCTTTGTTGCAGATGTAGACAGTTTCACAGTCTGCCAGTCGTCGCTGCTGATGACAGAAACATTTTCCCACTCGCCGTTGTTTTTTAAGTTTCCGGAGTAAGTCAGGACGTTTGCGTCATCGCCGCTGCCGTCAGGCACTACGCTGTAGCTCCGCATTCTGCCGGAAGCAGTGGTGCCGTCCTCGGACAGAGTTTTCATATCCACCTGGATAATGCGTCGAGTTGCCTGCTTGCCAACCTTTTCCTCGTCCGTGATCGTCACAATGTCGTCCTGCACTGCGTTTCCGTCGTACCGGTCAAAGCTGTAGGCGATGCTTTCCTCGTAGCCAACCGTGTCGGTTCTGCTGCTGCGTTCGTCCACATACTTTCTGCCATGCTCTGTCGCCGACTTGGACGTGCTCATTCTTGTAAAACCTTCCATACGCACGAAAGCATACTGACCAGGGATTTCGTAAAACGCGACCTTTTCGTCACGCATCACGAGATTGCCATTCTGTAAAGTTTTACCCATTGTTGTACCTCCTGTCTTGATAGTACGTAAGTTTCAGTTGGATTTGATACCGTGCTGTGCTGTCGCCGGCATCGTATACATATCCGCTAGTGGTGATTTCCACGCGTTGTGCAGTGCGGTATTCTCCAAGTTCCGGAAGCCGCCGCAGCTTGTTTTGTACCGCGATCCAGTCGGAAAAGTTGTCGTAAAACGCACTGTTTGCCAAATTTTGTGCAGTGTCGGCATACTGATTTCTGCTTGCGAACACAAACAAAAACTGCCGCAGTTTCGAGCCGTCCACATATTGCGATGCAACTGGATTGCAAGGCACAGTATCTACGGTATAGCCGATAGGGTCAGCCCCCAAGTGGTCAACGCCTAAAATTGCGTTTTCTTCGACAAGCGGACAGCTTGCAATCCAGTCACGCACAGCTTCAATGATTGCTGTCATTTTCGCCTCCTAGAATCTTTGCAACGCCGTCCTGCCAGTCTTCTGCGTGGTCTGCCTTGGCACGGTCAAACCACCGTGCTCCACGCAGCCCTTTAGAGCTTCCTTCGTAGTACTGTTTTTTGGCGTATGGAGTGTTCCACGTCACAGTGCCGCTGCCGATGTCGCTTGACATCTTGCCGCTTCTTTCCAGTGTACCAGTATCCAGCGGTACATATGGTGCACAAGTCCGTATCACTTCCTGATCCAGATACTTCTGTGCTTTTTCCAGGGCTTTTTCACTGCATTTTCCGGTATGTATCACCAGTTCGCCGTGTATCGTCATACCGCCGTCACCTCGATGTGCTGCACGTCCGCAGAGCCATACCGGTAATCCTCCACCGCCGTGATCGTTCTTCCGTCGCTTGGTGGCGTATCAGATTCACACCTTCCGCAAGCGATGATGTCAGCTTTCTGTGGCAGGTAGTCAGACAGCGATGACGCGGGGATACAGCACCAGATTTGGTCTTGCTGCTTCATAGACGTGCCAGTCTGCACCTGTGCCACGGTATCCTCCCAGTACACAGCTGGGATAAAGTGCGGCACATACGCCTCCATGCGGTTCTTGACAGTCTTTTCATAGACTGTACAACCGACTTTATTGACAAACATAGTCACACCCCCCTGTACATCAGTCCTGTGCTGCCCAGATAGCGTATACAGATGCTCCGGAGATAGTCTTGCAAGCCGGAAGATGTGCCGTACAGCAAGCCTGAAATGGCCTGTGCAACTGTGGTATAGCTGACACTGTACTTACCGATTGTTTCGGAAGCTTTTCCGGATTTTCCGGAGCCGTTTGGTGTGCTGCTGCCGCCGTAGTCAGCATAGTCTGCCAACGCTTCGGCGATTGCACAGCAGCATTTTTTCACTTTTTCCGAAAACTCCTCCGGCACGCCACCAGAAAGGCGGTCAAACGTCACCATGTCCATGTACTCCGATGCACGCTCTGCATACATCAAAAACGTTTCTTCTTCTTTGATACGCTGCCCGCGGTAGGACTGCGTATAGTACGTGTGATCTGCATAAGGCATACTCACTTCTCCTTTTTTGTCGCCGTGTCCTTTTCCTGCTTCGGTGCAGGCTTCTTTGCAGCTTTTTCAGGCTTTTCCGGAAACACCAAGCCTACTGTACGCATGCGGCTCACCTCCAGATCAGGTCTTAGATACCGATGCGTAGATGCCAAACTTCTTGTTGTCGTACACCTCTGTGATGCCGTAAGCACGGTAGAAGTACAGCCATGCATCAGAGTGCTGGTTCTGCTCCGGTGTGATGACCTTGTTTACAGTGTGCTTGGTGAACTGGATCGGGGAATTTTTCTGCACGATCAGGAAGTTCAACTTCTTGCCTGCGGTTGCTGCCTTATATCCGCCGGCACTCTCATCAGCACCGGAAGAACCCGTCTTATCTACGCCGGAGAGCAGGTCAATGGCACTGTAAAAACGCGACTGCGGTACGCGGATTGTCTTCGCAAAGCCCGCCAGCATCGCCTTGGACTTGTAAGTGTCCAGTGCCTGAATCGCGTTGTACATAGTCGGTGTGATGTACAGCAGGCGGCTTTCCTGCGGCACCTCTGCCTCGTCCATAGCGATGTTTGCAGCGGTAATCGCAGCACAAACTGCCGCACCGTCTGCGAGATCTTCGCTCTTGTTGGTGCCAGCTGCCTTTGCATATGCAGCAAAACGCCACGCGTCCATTTCCGGCACGACCTTGGTACGGATAAACTCAGAAGCAAGCTTTCCGAAGGACAGTGCTGCGGTTTCCTCGTTGTCCATAGCGTCCACACTGAACCGTCTGCCGCGGTCGTAGTTAAACGTCTTTTCAACCCACTCCAGATCTACGTCACCGGACACGTAGCCGTCCTTGCGGCTGTAGTCCCCAAGACCGTCCATGCTCATCTTGGGGATCAAGATCGTCCGTGCATTGCTGCCCTGCCGTACAGTGCTGGAATCCGATTCCAGATCTGCTGTCAGTGTAGCACTCTTGTACACTTCGTCCAGCAGTTCGATATACTTTTTAATCAGTGTGAGATTGTTTGCCATATCTTATCTCCTTTCTCACTTCAAGCCCATGACACGGCGGACCATTTCGTCCGTCACATCTTTGTTTGTGCTGCCGGTTGCGGAATCCACAAAAATCGGCGGCTTTTCATCTTCCGTTGAAAATGCGTCAGGGCAGCTTTTTTTCAGTGCCTTTACCACATCTTCACCACCAAGCAGTGTGTCACCGTCAAATTTCAGCTGTTTGCTTTCAATCTGACGCTTCAGATAGTCTGCATAGATCGGATTCTTGCAGCCCTGCTGTGCCACAAACTTGTCCAGTTTGGTGCTGTACTCCAGCTTCTGCATCTGATCTTGTGCAGCCTCATACTTCTTCTGCCAGTCGGCAGCAGACTGCTTGATGCCGTCGATGTCCATATCGGCATACGACTTGATTTTGTCGTTTGCATCGTTCAGCTGCCCCGTGACAGCGTCCAGCTTCGCCTGCAGAGCGTTGTAGTCCGCTTCGCTGTAGGTTTTTGCCTGAGGCTCCGGTGTCTGCTCCTGCTGCTGTTCCGGCTCGTTTTTGGTTTCGTCTTCCATGTTTTTTCATCCCTTTCTGAAAAATGATATAAAAATAGCATCGGTTTCCCGATGCTTATTTTTCGATATAGAAACGCCTACCCGCTGGCTTTCGTGTTTCTACCTTCCAGCCCTCCGCCGGTTTATGCCCGTGGTCGGGGCAGTGGTTACAGTTCGATGTTTTCGATTGCTGCACGTGCTTCCAGACTGGCGATATAATCAGCCATCGCTCTGATCTGGAAATTATAAATTCCTCTCGGACAGGTCGGCTGGAAGTTCAGTTTTCCTTCGTCCCATTTGTCCAGCATTGCTTTCAGCTTCTGGTACCGGACGCACACTTGCATATACTCCGCTTTGAATCGCTCTTTGTAATCGTCACTGCACATCAGTGATACTGTGTCTTTCAGCTCCGTTGCTCTGTATGTTCCCATGTTATTTCTCCTTTCACATTCTATTCAACAATGCACCAATCTTCTGCCAGCATATCAGCCTGACTTGCAAGCCACCCCATTTGGACACCGCTTGTGCCAACAAATGCAAGTGCCTTGTTCCCGATAGCTTCATGTTCGCAGTTGATAATTTCACCGTTTGTGTTTTTGTAAGAGACATTTGTTGCAAGCTCGACGTACTGACTTTTGCCGTTCCAACCGGTTCTTGCAACTTTCTTTCCGGCTTTCATTGCTTCCAATGCTTCTCCAAATGTCACGCTTGTGTTTTCCAGCATACGCTACATCCTTTCATCTTTGTACAATTTTCCTTTTCCGCCGTTCGTTTTTGGCTCAGGCGGCGTGACTTCCACAGCATGCCCAGACGTTCCGGCAGCCGCCGTGCTCGCTTGCTGTTTCTGCTGCTTCTGCCGTTTCGCCGCATGGACAGCTTTCTGCGATGCACTCCGTCCGAAGCCGTCCACTTGCTCCCGAAACGTATCCCGCCGCCGTCCGGTCTGATTACAAAACATTCTCAGCTGCTTTTCAGTTTCTTTCAGCTTTACCGCGTTTGCTTCGTAGTCTTCTTGCAACGCGGTTTTCATTTCTTCGTTCGGAGCATTTTCCACAGCAGTCTGTGCCGCCAGTGTACGCCGTTTCAACGCCCGCACATCACGTTCACCGGCACGCTGCATTTGGCTTACCTCATACTCCGTGTATTTCTTGCCGTTGTACGGGACATTTCTTTCGTTCAGCTTTTCGATCTGCTCCTGCGTATAATTTGGTCTGGAAATGCCTTTATAGTACGCATGCCAGTCATGGCGGCAGTTCCAACCCTTGAATCCATCGCCAGAGCCGTAGCCGATTTCATGCAGCGTGTACACACGCAGCCCGTCTATGGTTTTTCCCGCGTCTTCGCCGGTCAGCGTGACAAGCTGCCCTTGCCACCTTGCATGCTCCGGTCTGGCACCGCTGTGTGCTGTCAGTTCCATAAGATGACAGCCCGATTCTTCTGCATACGTCTTAGATACTGCCACAGAAGTCTGCCCCACACCTGTCAGCGTACAGCGTCGCACTGCCACGTCTATGCGGTCACGGTGGCCGGTGGGATAGGTCACATATACACCGGTGTCTGCAAGGCTGCGTACAGCCGTCCGTATCGCTTCTTGATAGCTGAACGCCCCAGAGGACACCTGCATATAAGACCTGTCACAAGCGTCGTAGAACGCCTGCTGTGTGGTGCTTGCCGTGGTACTCACGAGATTTCGCAGCGTTTTCTGCGTCTTGCGATAGCCTGCTTCCAGCACACGCCGCATAGGATTGCTCTGCCGGATATTGACCGGCGGCTGTTCTGCGGTTTCATGTATGTCACTTTCGATATTGACAGTTTCCACTCCCGCATCTTCAAAAAGAGCTTTCACGGCTGCGGAGCAGGCATCTGTCCTGATTGCGATGATCTGCACAATGTCTTCATAAAGCAAGCCAGCTTGCTGTAAAATTTCTGCTTGATACTTTGTCGTATCAGACACTTTTCCCATACGCATCATACGCCGTATCATAGCAGTGATGATGTCATCTTCCAGCATCTGATACAGTGCCACAACGCGATCTGCATTTGGCTCGTAGTTACGCATCAGAATCCACCGCCGCCGAACAGCCCGCCGTCATCTGTCTGCTCCGGTATGTATTCCGACGCATCTTCTACAGTGCAACCCATAGCGTAGGAGATCAGATACTCAGGCTTCAACAGCCTTGCATTGCACATCTGCAACCGTCGCTGGAACTCCTTGTCTGTATCCTCCAGAACGCTGTCACCCCAGTTGCAAGCCAGTGTACACGTCCCTTGTGGTGCAAGACGATACAGTGTCGCATACACGTCCATAGCATATACCAGCTGCCGCAGAGCGTGTTCTAACGAATTCTGCATAGCGGATACATGCACATAGCTACGTTGCTTAGAAGTGCGTATCTCCTCTGCTGTCTTTTCAACGTCCTGCGGTTCAGAGATCGTCCCATACGCCAGACCGACATTGAACTCAATCCGCTGCAAGATATGATTCAGACCGTTGAAAAGCGACGTATCGCGGATTGCAGGAGCGTACACTTGCATCATCTTGGTGATGTCCGCATTTTCCCCGAAGTCATACTTCCGGAACAACCGCTTTTTACCTTTGGGAAGTGTCAGCCGCTTTTCCGCTTTTTTGTCCGCTGCTGAAAAATCGAAAAGGTCCACTGACGCATCAACCGCCATTTCCGAAGCGTCATACTCCCACGTGATTTTCCGCCACTGCTCGTCCGCCTGCTGTATCAAGTCCACGGCGTTGGCATATACCGACACACCAACCGCAGAATCCATGTCCACGCGGTTAGAAGCTGGCACGCGGAACACCGCAAACAGCGGAGCAGATACGTTTTCGATTTCTTGATGCGGCTGCAGCTGCTCCCAGCCTTCCACATCTGACAAGTCGCAAGATACCCCAAGAGAATCCACGCCGATCGACCGGTACGCCTGATTTTCAACAGTATAGCGTTTGGTCACAGCGTCCCAGCTGTGGAACTCCAGACGCGTGTAGTATACTTTCCCGACAGTCTTACGTGCCATAAAAACCGCGGCGGTCACATCACCGTTGGCATCAAAAGCAGTTGGAACGTATCTGTCTGCTCGAACCATATCTACCAGTATTTCATCACCGGACACATACGGCTTAAAAGCCATGCTCCCAAGTGCACACGCCACTTCCGCCTTTTCGGAAAACTTCGCCAGAAAGCTGTCTATCTGCTTCCCGAGAAATTCCGCTCTGCCGTTGCTTTCCTCTATGTGTATATCGGATTCTGCCAGCATCAGCCGTGCAAACTCTGATGCAATCCCAGCTGGCAAGCCTAAGGCTCCACAGTCATCGCCGATTTCATAGATCGTTTGCCACTTTTCCAGTGCGGTCTGCATACGAGTAGACACCGGCTGCTCTGCGTTTGGTCTGTTCCGAAACAGCCAGTTTCCAAGAATCTGAAAAATGTTTATCGTTTTTCCTCACCTCTTACCTGTCGAATCGTTCGCCGCATCGCTGTCCGAACAAAATATCGCATATCATCCATGGCGTGGTCGTTTTCTTTCAGTACCACATCATGGGATTGCTTTTCGTTCCAGCGGTACAGTCCGAATTCTCGAATCGTATCTGCACAGCAGCTGCAAAAATGCAAGTACCCGCTTTGCAAAAGAACTGACGTATCTCGTATCCCGTCCAAAACGCTGTTGTCTGCCTGCTTCACTCGCATTCTTCCGTGCCGTCTGATACAAGCGATAAACGATGCTGCTGACGGGTCAACGATGACCGCACGTATTTCGTCGATATGCTTTCCTGCCAGCTGCTCCAACGCTTTGTAGTGCTCCTCATCGGTTCGCGGCGTTCCGTCACGTCCGCTGTAGTAGTACTCCTGCAGCCGTGTGGCGTGTCCGGTAGTATCCAGATACCACAAGCCTGCACTTGTCGGGTTCAGAGTGCCGTAGTCACAAGAGATAAAGTAATCCCCACCTGGGAGCAGTTCGACCGTATCCGGTACAACATGCTGCTGCTTGTCAAACATGGTGTATACGGTTCCTTCTGCGACCACCCATTGCCCTTGAATGTATCTGTCGTAAAATACGCCTGCATACATGCCTTCTGCACGGCGGATTTTTTCCGCGGTCATGATCGGGTTATCCCACATCGTAAAGTGCAAATGAAGTACGTCGCTTCTTTCGCCGTTGTCCGCTTTTTGTATCCAATCTTTGTAAAACCAGTGTTCTGGGCTGTCCGGATTGCAGTTAAACCACAGCCGCGTACCGTCTACAGACAAGGTACGAGCGATCGCCTGATTTACGAAGCTTTCCGGCATAAGTGCCACTTCATCAAAAAGCACTCCCGCCAGCGTCATGCCCTGCACAAGCTTGTAAGAGCCTTCGTCTTTTCCACCGAAAACATAAAATCTGTTGCTTTTTCCGCAGCCGGAAACTGTCATTAGGTGAGAATCCCCACCTACATACGACACATCGTAGTAGTGTGTGATGTCTACCATTTGCATAATTTCCATGATGATATTGCGTTCCGCTGATTTTACGGTGTTTCCGCAGATTGCGAACCGTTCTCCGTTAAACCGCGACATCGCCCAGTGGATAAAGCTACACGCCATTGCCGCAGTCTTGCCGGACCGGACAGAGCCGTCACAGATCAAGGCGTAAGCTTCTGGACGATATGCCCACCGAAACACCGTTTTTTGCTTTTTTGAAAGTTTCTCAAACGTCATCGGTGTCCTCCAACGCTTCCAGCAGCTTCGGCAGTTCCTTTTCTCCGCTGTCGTTTTGCTGCTTCTGCATATACTCGCCTGTCATCTTGTTCAGCGTGTCGATTGCTTTTATGCGGCACTGCGTGTCATTGATGTCATCTCGTGCGATGTCTGACAAAATGACTTTCCGATCTCGTGCGTCCAAGATGCGTTTGTCTTTCTCTTCCGATTCCAGTTCCATGATATAGTTTTGCACTTCAACATCTTTCAACAGCCTGTTGGCTTGACTGTACGCCGTCTTTTTACTGTATCCAGCCTTGATTGCTGATTCTGTGCCGTTGGAACTGGCTCTGTAATACTCTGCAAATCGCATCTTTCTCGGGTTCATTTTCTCACCTCATGTGCCGCACCTCGTCAAAAATACCATGATACATATCGTACAGTTCCTCGTTTTTTTCAAAGCTAAATTGTTCCATTTTGGGATTTTCGTTCAAATTCGACGATGTTTCGATGACGAATTTCCCAAGTTCTGTGTCAAACAAAAGCACTTTGCTGTGGTTTGTGTACACCGTCACGTCCCAGCCGTTTGCCTCGCATACAGTCTGCAAGCTGTCGAAATACCCGTATTTCTGCCCTACCTTGCTGTCGTTTGACATGATAGAGCCTACGAGAAAATGCACGTAGTCAAGCTTGCCTTTTTTATGCAAAACGTCAAGCACTTTCAAATGCTTTTTCCCAACTCTGAGCGTAGACACTTCCATTTTTTTAATTTTGGTCTGTGCCGCGATGTAGTTTACGAAACCGATAGAAGAAAAGCCACCAAACGAAACAATCTTGTACACCGTATCATCATCTGGCAGCTTTTCAATCAAGTTTTCGATCAGACGTGATTCCCTCACAACATTAAATTTTATACTTTTCTTTTTCTGTTTTACAATATGTACCATTTTTTCACCTGGGTATAAAAAATGCCTGACAGCATTACACTGTCAGGCACAATATTTTATGTTACCAATTATAGCACAAACGATGCCGAAAGTCAAGCTTTTTCCAAAAATTTTTCAAAAGCTTTCCGCACTTTATACTGCGATTGCTTCCTACTCACACCACATCGCTCGTTCACTTCTTCCCATGAGCCTGCAAACGCATAGTACCCAACAATCAATCGCCGCGTAATAATCGGTAAATTTTTTGTCGCTTTTACGACCTCTCTTTCAAGTGGCTTCCAAATGCATTCACATTTTTCCAATTCTTCCTGCAGCTGCTCCAACTTTTCCATGTACGCTTCCTGCGGTGCAAGCGGTTCACCACGTCCGCGAGGGGCATCACCATACCTCATGCCGCTGATGCTTCCGGCAGATGCTTTATGCTCCAGTAAGCGTTTTTTCGCCTTTCTGACATCGACCGCAGCTTTGCGGCATTGCTTTAGGGTTTCTATGGTCATGTGTCATCTTCCTTTCTTTCGCTCGTTTTACGCTCGTTTTATGCTCGGCGTGCGTTAACTCGCAAAATGCTAACGCTCGCGTGCGTTACGATCTCCCATGATTTTTGCACTTTCCGCCTCTGCTGTATCCAAGCTCAGTTCACCGCCTTATCAGATTTTGGCTCACTATCCACGTAGTTGATGTCCACGTTGATTTTCAGCTTGTCCACATCAACGCCGTACTCTTTCCGCAAGTGTCTTATCGCATCTTCTGCTGTAACGTCTTTTCCAAGCATCGCCGGCATCAGCAGAATTTCCTGCATAGCATCAAACACCCTTGTCAGACGCGTTCTACGCCACCCTAACAGCTTTTCAAGAGTAACAAGCATAACTGCCACCCCTTCTTTTACACCGTCTTGTATGGCTTCCTGCTGCATCTCTGTGTATGATGCTTCGGAGATGCGAACAGCATAGCGGTCTTTCTTTGCATTCATACATATGCCCCCCTAAAAAGTTACCGTCAAATTTAACACCGCCGCTGCTATCCAGTACACCGCCCGTCTGTAGTCCTTATGCCACAGACACACCGCCGCCGCACCAACGTCCAGCAAGATCATTGCGATCGGCAGTATCTGCGTGGTGTTGATTTTGGTCATGGCTGTGCCTCCATAACTTCCTCCCAGCACTCGCGGCAGCCGCAGCCACCTTTTTCGCACAGCGTTTCTTCCGAATAGCCGCCAAACAGACTTCGTCTGCATATACAGCTGCGGTCAGCATTTGGAAATTTATCTTTCGGAAAATTTTCCTCGAAATAATCCGCATATGTTTTGCAGTTTTTCATTTTCGCACCGCAGTACGCACAGAATTTGGTTTTCTTCTCTTGACAGCAACCGCATTTCGCACAATAAAAGAATCCTCCGTGCTTGTTCCATTGGCTGTTCTTGTGGTAGTCTGGTGGCTTAACGCGGTCGTTCCACAGTTTTTTCGCATCTTCCAGCGTTCTTGCTTTTTGCCCTCTGGATTCGCAAATGGTGCACTCAAAAAAAATACTTGCCTTCTGCCAGCACTTCTACTGCTCTGCCACCGCAAAACGGGCAGTACTTCAAATCATCTTCCTTTTTCATTTTCTTTCACTCCCATCTCTTTCAATTTCTCGCACATCGCAGCCAGCTGGATTGCTTCATATGCTGCATACACCGCGGAGCCTTCCAGATACTTTGCGTTTATGACCGCACCAGCTTTATCGTCCTGTCTGGTGTCGCTATGTAAGTCCTCGAAAAGCTTTCTGCAGACTTCCGCTTGTTCTTCCAGTTCTTCCAGCTCCTCGCGGATCACGCTTTCTGCTTCGTGCAGGCTGTGGAATTTTTCCTCGTGCTGTGACTTGCTGAACTCCAGTTCATGACCGACCAGCTGCAGCACGGCGGTTCTTGTAAAATCACTTATCATTTTCTTCTCCGATCTCAAAATGAATTTTTGCAGCTTCTACGCATGCCAGATACTCTTTTGCGTATTTGCTGTTGCCGTGCGTTTCTTTCACCTTCTCCGTAAATTTTTTCAGACTGCCAGTGAAACAACCGCAGCACACATAAACATCTCCGTTTTTGGTTCTGAGCATGGTTGTATTTCTGTTCTCGCTGCCAAATCCTTTGAAACAGATATAATCTGCATCGCCGGAAACCCGTGCATCGCCGGAAACCCGTGCATCGCCGGAAACCAGTGCATCGCCGTAAACCCGTGCATCGCCGGAAACCCGTGCATTGCCGTAAACCCGTGCATCGCCGTAAACCCATGCATCGCCGGAAACCAGTGCATCGCCGTAAACCCGTGCATTGCCGTAAACCCGTGCATCGCCGTAAACCCGTGCATCGCCGTAAACCCAGGCGGTGCCATCATGTGACAGGTTTTCTTCTTTTTCGATATAGCCTCCCAAATCTCCAGCTGTGACATTACCAAAGCTTACAAGTGCCTTAATCTGGAACAACTTTCGCCCAAATCGCATTTTTGTGTTTGTGGTCAACTCGTATTTTTTCATCTTTTTTTACCTCACATTCTCAAAAAATATCACATCGCACCCTTGACAGTACCGCTCTTCAAAAAGCTTTCGTTTGAGGATATACACTTCATCTTTTCGCGTCGCCTCTGACTTGACATCTTCCACAGTCAGCACGCCGCTTTTCCGATACGCAAAGTCTGCCACGTACCGCACCTCTCGCTCTGATCTCCACGGGTACTTGTGCTTCCCGATCAGTATGTACGCCGGCTGTATCTGCAAGTCTGTGATCTCGCCGCGTTCCAGCATCTGATGCAGCTCGTTGCACCGCCACGCCTCTTTCTTGCTGTCGTGGACATGTCCTTGTCTGCACTGCATCTTGCTGGCATTGTACTTGCTGCGTTTCATGATTTCACCTCACCTCCCCATTGCTCTGCCATCGCTTTTGCAATCCCCGGAAAAGTTTTGCTCCTGCTTTTTGCTCTGTCTTTTGTAAAAATCCCTTTATGCTTGGCATCGTGCTTATGGCTGTAGCTGCCAGACGGGCACCATGTCCCCACAGGATCCACGATGTCCGTCGGCTGTAACGGCGGCAGATTTTTAAGCCACAGACACGTCCGCTTGCTATATGGGTGCCCGTACTCATACGGCTGTATCGTCTGCGTGTACTTAGGCAACTCATATATGCGGCTTGGGACGGGATTTTCGACACAGATTCTTGGGCAATCCGCACCCAAAAAACGCATGAAAAATGCCTTGCCTTCCAAGCCTTTTTCGTACCTCTCTTGATTGAGTACATGACCTTTCCAAAGGTGCCGTGCTCCGGCATTGCTGAGATATGTACACGGCGGATGTGCTATCAAAAGGTCCCATGTGCCGTCAATCCGATGTTCCACACCGTCCATGGTTGTGACGATACAGCTACCGTCAATGTACGGCAGCACATCGCCTTGTATATGCCACTCTGGGTGTCCACCAGAGCACTCCTGAACGTCGCAGCTGTATGCTTCGTGTCCAATCTGTCTAAACGCTGTGCACACTCTCTGCGATTCCTCACATGCAATCAACACTTTCATTTTTTATTTCACCTTTTCGCCCGCCGTCCCACCGCAAAAAATTCACTCGTTGTAGATAAAGCTTGCATACGCTTCCGCGTTCTCGCTCTGCCTGTCGCTCTCTCGCTTCTGCTTGTCTTTGACTTCCCATGCTCGGAAAACCGCTTTCCAGTTCTGGACTGGTTTCCCTCCGGATTGCCATCCTTGCTCCTGCATAGTCCGATAAAAAGCAGATGCATCACACCCTGCACCGATCTCTGCAGCGTATGCTTTGACTTCCTCCTCCGTCGCTGCAGCAGTGCAAGAAAGAGAGGAGGAAGAAGGAGGAGAAAAAGATTCTTTATCTTCTTTATCTTCTTTTACTTTCTTATACTGCTGCCCTTTGCCTGCCCTTACCCTGCCATTACCCTGCCCTTTGCCTGCCGTTTTGCCTGCCCCTGACTGGAATGTATCATAATTATTTATCGCAAATACGGTGTATTTCGGGTATTTTGTGCGTGCCACTTCCCCTGTCGCTTCAAGGTGGCTTATCGCAGTCCGCAGTTGCTTAACTGACAGCCCTGTTTCTTTTGCCAAAACGGGGTAGCTGCTCACTCTGCTGCCACGTTTTACCGTGATGCCGTGCCACTTGCTGTCCTCGATGGATACTGTCAGCAGCAGATGTAAAAACACAACTTTGGTGTTGACATCGTCGTACCACTCCCATTTCAACAGGCTGCGGTATATCTTGACATACCCATTTTCCAGCATGCCACATCACCCTGCCTTAAAACGGCACGTCGCCGTCGCTGATAATGTCCTCGAACTCGCTAAGATCACCCAGCTGCTGCATTTGCTGCGGCTGCTGTACGTCTTGCTGGTATGAGTGCTGCACAGGAGCGTTCTGCGGCTGCTGTGGGCTCGTCTGCTGCTGTGGGGTGTAGTTTTGAGGCTGATTCTGCTGCGGCTGATACGGGGCGTTCTGTGCAGTCTGAGAGCTGTCCTTGTTGCCGACAAATCCGACATAGTCCGCAAGCACGTTCATGCTGTAGTGCTTCACACCGTTTTGGTCTGTGTAGTCATTGTTCCGCAGCTCGCCGGATACCTCAATCCAGCTGCCCTTGTGGAAATAGCGGCTGACAAACTCCGCCGTGTTCCGCCAGCAGCTGACGTTGATGAAATCTGCTTCCCGTTCGCCGGTCTGCTTGTTGGCAAAGCGACGATTGACTGCCACGCGGAACCGGCAGGCGGCAACGCCGCTTTGTGTCTGCCGAAATTCTGGGTCAGCACAAAGCCGACCGGTAATGTGAATGCTGTTCATTGGTTATACCTCCCAAGTTCCCGATAGTCTAAGATTTCTGTGATTTTTTTGGTTCTGCGGCAGTATGCACACACCCCGCATCTGTGAGGCGGAATTTGCCCTTCCCACACGGCTTGTATGTGCGGCGTGATTTCTTCCACAAACCGCAGCTTTTCGTCCAGAACTTCCGCTGGGATTCCCGCCAGTGCAATATCCGGCGGGTCCTCTTTGGTCGCTACCGCCAAAAAGTACGGCAGTGTGTTGCCTGTGTTCTGCCGGACAATTTCCCGATATATCGCTGCTTGCATATCGTACCCAAACGCTTCCACAAACGGCAATTTGCACGCTGTATCATCGCTCCAGCGGTAATTCATATCACGCATGCATTTCAGGTCAACGATTGCTTTCCCCGCGTGGTAGCTGTCCATTTTGATTTTATACGGTGCACCGGCAATTTCTCCGGTCATGATGACTTGTTTTTCACCGGACATGTACCGCATAAACATCTCATCTTCCTGCACCCGATGAATGATTTTTTCTGCAGTCTGATAGTCAGCTTTTAGGCTGCCGTCTTTTTTAAAGATCTGCGGGTTCTCCGCCTGAAACTTGTCCAGTGTGCCTTCGAACCACGCGTCTACATAGCTACCTGTCAACATTGCCGTGGTTGGTGGCTCGCGGTCTGCATACATCGCCGCTGCTTCACAAGCCAGAAACGCTTTCAGCTGACTGTATGACAGATACGCTGCATCAGATTCGGCGCTGTAGTAGTTTTCTTCTGTCAGTTTCAAAGCACGTCCTCCACGGTTCTGGCTGCCGGTGCGGCATCATCTGCTTCTCCCTCGACACAGCAGCCCATGAGGACATCAGGACAGTGCACACGGGCAAAAAACGCCCCCGCACGGTAAGCAAGCATTTGCTCCGGCATGTTACGCCACTTTGGGTTGCTGATCCAGCCTTCTGCCTTTGCCATAGCGATTGTGACTTCCGTACCCTGCAACGTACTGTTGCCGCTTTTGGCTTGGATATAGCAGCCGCGGCTGTCAGTTCCACGTGTGCCAGCGTACACCACTTGTACATCGCTGTACCGCTTCCGGATAAACGCCATGCACGCTTGTCCACTCCATGACGGCTTGCCCTTGACCACATACAGCTGCTGCATGACCATAAGTGGAGATACACCCATACGTGCTGCCATATCCACAGCAATCGCACAGTCATTTGGCTTGCCAGCATATGCAGCAGGTACTACACCGCTTCCGGCGTACACCTTGCCGATCTTGTATGCTTCTGCAAAGTCTGTCAGCTCGTTCCGGTGCTCCGCTGGTACAGTAAGTACACTCTGCTGTACTTCTGCCACTTCATTTTTGGTCGGTTCCATGTTCCTGCTCCTCCTTTTTTGTTTCCACGATCAGCAGTCCGGCGTGATCTGCACAGTGCAGATTTCCGTCCAGCCCTAAGTATAGCGGCACATTTGCGATGCCGCAGTTCACGCAGTGTTCCCTTTCGATCATGTCAAAGATTCACCTCTTCTCCACACAAGCATCTCTTTCAGGCAGTCTTCGCACACCCACGATTCTTTCTCCCGATACGGTGCACGGCACAGCTCGTCAGCTTCTTCACCGCACGCATCGCACACCAGCACTTCCCGTTCCTCGTCGTGCGGGTGATACGGGCAGGCTTGCCCCATGCAGCCTGTTTCCGGCGGGCAGCCTACGCAGTCGTTGACGTGCTCGATCACGGTTTTAACCAAAATTCTTCACCTCTTTTTTTGCCAGATTACGGATTTCTTGCAAGAGGCTTTTTACATCACAGGAGACATGCTCAAATGTTTCGATTCCTCCGAATTCGATTGGAATCAGCTCTTTGTTGTAATATTTTCCTCTGAAGTTTTTGTAAGATGCACGGAACACGAAGTACTCCGTCGCTCTGTCTCCGACGTATCCCCATCCATCCGGATAGATTTGCAGCTCAATTTCGGAAACGTGCGGCGAAACGGTAACAAACACCTGCATTTTGGTTTCCTGTGATTCGTTGATAATCATCGCCAGACGCACGATTTCCTGCACAGAATCAACGATTTCTTTCTTATCCACGCTTGCACACCTCCTCTGCTTCGGCATCTTCTTTCGACTTTTGCTCTGCCGCTTTTTCCCACATGACCTCGTTCTCGTATCCGAAAAAAATGTCCCGCATCATCTGAAACCAATTTTCGTCGGACACAACATCATCTCTGCGAATGCTCAGTGCCTGCATCTTCTTCACTTCACTGTTTTTCATCTTGACTTTTCCTTTCTGCTGTGGTATAATATACCTGTTGATTTTTTTGTTTTTATGCTTTGTTTCCGTGCTGGTTGCCGCCAGTGCGGAATTTTTTTGCCATGTACATGCCGTAAGACAAGCCGGCAGCATCAGCACTTCTGATGCTATCCGCAAGCCGTTCTGCTGCTTCTTTGGCATCACTCTGGCATGCTTGCTTCTTTTTCTTTGCGTCTTTTGCCTCGCTGCTATACCACCGGCTTCGGTACTTTGCTTCCAGCTCTCTGTGCCTTTTCCGTGCATAGGCTTTCTGACACGCAGCACACCGCACTTGGGCACTGCTGTTTTTGATATATACAGTGCCACAGTCTTGGCATATCGCTTCTTTTGGTCGGTTTCGCATAGTCACACCTCCTCATCAAAAAGGCACAGCTGCTGCGGCAGCGACTGGATTTGCGAAAAGTCCCTGATGTTCATAGCAACCTCCCCCTTTCACTGTGTTTTCGTCACACTTCGCCTTGACGGCATTCATCGCCACTCTGGCACGTAAGTCCTTGATCGGCTCGAGTACCTCTGGGATACCGCCGCCGTCGTAGAGATGCTCCAGCATTGGCAAGTCCGCCCTACTCATGGGCAGAGACAGCAGGTACTTTATCACGCCGTTGTACTCCTCAGCGTTCATCGTAAGCGTCATCAGCTTTCCTCCTCGTCCAGTGGTTCGTCTGCCATTGCCGAAGCCATGACGGCGATATTGCGTAGCACTTTCCGTTTTCCAACGCTTCCGGTTCTTGCGACGGTTTCCGCAACGCAGTTCGCAACTGCAAGGCAGCCAACGAGCAACTCTCCGGTGGTTGGCTTTTCAGCATCGACATGTACATGCAGCTGATCTGCTTCCCCGTCAATATCGACGTGGAACTCAATGTGCTTTTTCGTTTTTTCCATTTGGCTTGTCCTTTCTGCCGCTTTCGCGGCGGGTGTCGTTGAATTCTCTGCACGGATACAGCCTGCTCCGTTCTGGGCAGACGCTGTACCAGTAGCAGCTTTTACATGTGATCTCGCTCGTTTCCTTCATTCCGCTTCCTGTGCAGCTCACCAACCAAGGAATTTAACGCAATATCTGCAATTTTGTGCATAATTGCGTCAATTTTTTCCGCGTCCTTTTCGCGGTCCAAGCAGTAGTTGTCTGCAATCGCAATTTTGGTGTTCCCCACCATGAATCGCTCCACGATGTGCGGTGTTTCTTCCCTGCGGCTTTCTGCCATAATTTTCAGACCCTTTCTGCTAAACTCTGTACAAGTCACCGTGCGTTCATGAACTTGTTGATAAAGTAAACTTGTCCCTTGCCCGTCACCTTCGGCGTTTTGTTGGTGGTGATATGCCCGTCAGAGTGCGTGATGATAGTCTGCTTCACTTCAAACAGCCCCATTTCCGCAGATTTCTGCGTCGGCATGTTGTAGTCGCTGCCCTCTCGCTTTATCAGGTATCCGTTTTCACGGAGCCAAGCAAAAAGTCTGAACTGCCCTGTGTCCACGCCGTTCTGCTTCAGAATCTTTGCAAGTTCACCCACCAAGATGCTGGATTTCGACGCGGAAACGCTGTCTGCGAACAGTACTTTCGGCTTGTCCTGCTCCACTTTGGCTTCAAGCTGCTTTCGCTGCTCTTTTTCTTCTTTCAGCTGCGTCGCAAGCTGGATCAGAAAATCCGGTGAAGTCAAAGCCTGCTCCAGCGTCTGATCTGTCATGTACGCACCGTGCTTGCGTATAGACGGCAGGACCACGCTGGTAACCCACCGCTTGAACTTCTTCGCGTTCGGCAGTTTGCTGGAAAGAACAAGACTGTAGAGACCGGATTCGTTTAAAATTGTCAAATCCTGTGCGCCACCAAGGGTGTAACATTTCGTTACCCCCTTATCCTCAGCGTCAACATGGTCTGCTATCGCTTTGCTTGCGTTTGCATATCCCAGAACCTTTGCTACATCCTTTGCAACGAACCACGGCTCGCTGTCTTTCTCAACGGTGCGGATTTCGTGATACTCATAGTTCCAGACTAGTAAATTATTGTTCATGTTTCATCTTCCTTTCTTACGCCGGCATAAGCGGCAGAACTTTTTCGGCAGCTGCGGCGATAGACGCTTGATAGAGCACGTGTCGTGCTTTTTCCTCACTTAGTCCGCCGATCAACTCGAAAAGTGTGACGACCTGCCCGATGTCAGCGTTGTACTTACGACACGCTTCCATAAGTGTCATCGTGTCATCAAAAGTGGTTTTTACAGGCTCTCCCATAGCTTTCACCTCGCTTTCTTTTTAGATTTGTGGTAGGCACTGATCTGCTCAATGCCCAGAAGCACCGGCACACGCATATCTCATGCGGGACGGTATGCACTGTGTGCTTTTACAGGCTTTCAGCCGCCTGTGGTCGCTGCTGTACTAGGTCTGCGTAACGTTATCACAGCCTTGCCCACAGCTGGGCTGGTGGAGCGTTCGGGGGTTGCACCTAAAGCTGTGGATTGTCAGCCCACAGCATGACTGCATCGCTCCCCTTGCGGCGGCATCGTACTAGCCGCCGCGTGGAGAAAAATAAAAATGGAGGTATTACGCCATCATGGCGTTTTGAAGATGTTGGTGCGGCGTGCCGGAGTTGCACCGGAGCCGGTGGAAAGGTTGACCGGCTATCTGTTCGCCACATCTGACCGCGGTGTTGGCAGCACCACGGTCAGTTGCAATTGAAAGGAGTACACCGAGCAGTTTAACGTCTTACTCTGGACGGCTTTTTTGTTGTCCGCCAGTCGCGGACGTGTGGAAGCGGTCAGTTTAGAGCCGTACCGCCGGACGGCTTGAAAAATCAATACACCATTCCATTTTCGCGAATATGCATAAAGCCGCGAATTAGCCATGTCGGAACTTGTGAGTATCCAACGAAACCGCTTTTTTCATTGTAAACCGCTTGCTGTATATCATATGCTACACACCTACCAGCCCTATTCTCAATCAAAATATAGCATTTTTCGCCATTTTCCGGTTTCGTTTTATCGGTGTAGTTACCATGCCACTTTCTGAGATCCATAATATTTTTCTCATAATAGGCTCTAATTGATTTGTTAAAAAGAACTTCATATGCTGTAACGATTTCCCCGCTGTTGCGTTTATCCTGTCCAATCGGATATGCAACCATAACAACATTTTCGCCGTTCTTATCACATTCATATAACACATTACATACTTCACAACTGCCATTATTAAATTTGCACAATACTGGCGGATAATGCAAGGCAACTTTCATAATATCGTCAATGCTCATGCCATTTGTTTTTTTTAACATTTCTTTTTTCCTCCAAAAAAAATAAGATTTTTTCGCCTTGTGGTGTGGTGTATTATACTTGCCACTTTGTGCAGTTATGGAATACTACTTTTTTTCGTGAAGTAGTTCAGAAACACGTCTTTTCTTTTAGCCTTTTAGCTTCTACTTTTTTACATAGTCCTTAAAATGCTTCATAGGCTTATCGACTTCATAACCCCAGCGTTTTATAATATTTTCGTTGCCTTCCTCCATAAAAACATTGACTTCAAAAAAGATTGTTTCTGTGTTTTCTGGAAGTGTTTCTCTAATTTCCTTGCACTTTTGCAAAGAAGCAGAGATGAACAAAACCGTCTCACGTAATACGTTTTTTGAAATATCGATTGCAGAAACAGAATACAGCATGACTTTATACCTCCATGAATTTATTTTTTACGTGTTTTCGCCTGTCGGCGTGGAAACGGTCAGTTTAGAGCCGTACCGCCGGACGGCTGGAAAAGTAGCATTTACTCTCCCGACGGGTGTTGGTGGATGCTGCGGAATTGCACCGCACAGCAAGACAGAGGAAACGAAATAGACAATGCTCCCTGTTGGAGACAGCTGCCACGGAGTTGCACCGTGCATTGCCCAGAGGCTTCATATCTCTCAGCTGGACAACTAAGACGCACCCCCAATTATGCGGTGATACGCCACCACCTTATGCTTATTCGCTTTCCCTATAGGCGGGAAACAAAATTTTCAGTCGTTCGCGTTTTGCCCTTGACTGTAATTAAATTATAGCACATAACGCCAACATTGTCAACTGGAATATTACACAAATCGCATACGATATTTTTGTGCAGTTTGCGTAATGTGAAAATTAAAGCAAAAATTCACTTGACAGCGTTCACGTTTTGTAGTATAATAGAATATAGAAAGGAGGTGATAGCATGTGCTGGTATGAAATCTTGAAAACACTACGCGAAAAATCTGGGGAATCCATGTCGAAAACAGCAGAATTTCTTGGAATCCCAAAAGGTACGTATGCAAGCTATGAGTACGGGAAGCGAGAGCCTAACATAGAAATGATTTTGAAAATTTCAGATCATTTCGGCGTAGCAATTGACTATCTACTAGGTGGGAAATCCGCGGAAACGCCAGAAGACACCATAAAAAGGCTTGCAAAGCAGTACAAGATGACAGATGCACAGAGGGGTATTGCAGCCGCATACTTTTATATGGACAAAGAAAACCGAGAAAAGCTTCTGGAGATCGTCAGGACGTTTGCAGACAGTGCAGATGCCGCGGAATCCAAAGAATCCCGCGAAAAATTCGAAAAAGTCAAGGTTGCAGCTTACCAAAATCCCGCCGGAAGTATCCCACGTGAAGCAGAGTATCCGCAGGAGCTGCTTGACGATATGGACAAAAACGCCCCTCTGACAGACCCAGATATGTGATACAGCATCATAAAAAGTCACCTTAGTGGTATACTACCATGCAGAGAGGTGACTGTATGAAGCGTATCTATCAGACCGCCGCAGAAGCAAGCTTATGCTGCTTGCTGTCCTGCGGCGTTTCTGCACTACCGGTAAAGCCAGTGCGTATCGTGATGCACTACGATGTGCCGTGCTTTGACTGTGCACACCCGCTTCTGGAAGGGGAGATAGGGCGTATCATCAAGCGGGCGGACGGCAGAGTGCAGATCGTGCTGGACCCGTCGAAGCCGATACCGCAAAAGCGTTTTGCAGTGGCTCACGAGCTGGGGCACTATCTTCTGGGGCATCTGGACAGACCACCGGAGCCAGAGGACGAGTGTGACGCAGACCGCTTCGCAGACGGCGTTCTGATGCCGCTGTGTGTGCTCTACGGCGTTCAAGCGTTCGATACGTCAACTATATCGCGTGTCTGTAAAGTCCCTCACGCAGCCGCACAACGCCGTTCTGACGGGTTTAAAGCTTTTCACAAAAAAAGAAAGCCGGAAAGTGTGTTGGAACGGCAGGTGTACGAGCAGTTCCGGCAGTTTATCGACAGCAGCAGATAAAAAAAACGCCTACAGCGTATAACTGTGGGCATTTTTTACACATATAAACAGCCGATTTTGTGTAGTACAACAAAAATTCGAACAACAACACTAAAATACTTGTAATAATGTATAAAAAGCGGTATAATTGTTGTATCATTTTGAAAGGAAAGGTACCATCAAATGAAAAAGAAGTTTATATCCATTTTGCTGGCTGGTGCTATCGCTGCATCGCTATCTGCATGCGGAACGGAGCAAGAAAAGCCAGAAAGCAGCAAGCAAACAGAAACTGCCACTAGCACGACACTTGCAACGACTGGGACAAAATCGACATATAAAATTGTAAAAAGCACGACCGCAGCAGTAGCGACGCAACCTGCAGAGCCGGACAAAATAGATACTCTGGCGACCGTGGGAGATGCAACATTTTCTGTTTCGTCAAATTGGACAAAAACGGAAGATAAAAACACTGTGTATTGGGCGAAAACAAGTTACAGTTGCTTTTTTGTGTATAAGTCTGAGGTTCAATACAACGATTCAAAATCGTGTATGCGGCAAATTTATGACGAATTCACAAAAAGTGACAATATCGACGGATACAGCATGACAGAAGACACGACGATAGGCGGCGTAGAGGGCATCAGGTTTGACGCTGTCACAGTGCCAGACGAAGATGATTTCAGCCGGAAAGCCGTGTACTATGTCACTGTGTATAACGGGAACGCATACTGTTTCGCGTTCGTTGATCGCTGTGTCAGTGATGCGGAAATTTTCGGGTTTGAAGATGAGATAGTAAGCTCCATTTCGTTTTCCGGAGCAGCTGCAGAAACCCAGACAGCGGCAGAGAGCAGCGTCACAATCGGAATGGCAAATGCTGTCGAAACCGCAAAGAATTACCTTAAATTTACATCTTTTTCGTATCAAGGACTTGTCGATCAGTTGCTGTATGAAAAGTACACGCAAGAGGAAGCAGTATATGGTGCAGACAACTGCGGAGCAGACTGGAATGAACAGGCAGCAAAATGTGCAGAAAGTTATATGGAATACTCATCATTTTCAAGACAAGATTTGTACGATCAGTTAATATATGAAAAATTTACAGATGAACAGGCTGAATACGGCGTTCAGTCTGTCGGATATTAAAAACGCCCTGCGGTTCCCCGCAGGGTGTTGATATATCGGAAAGGAATGGTGCTTTTTGGACACATACTGTATATATCTACGAAAATCGCGTGCGGACGCAGAAGCTGAAGCACGCGGAGAGGGCGAAACCCTGGCACGGCACGAGCACACACTGTGCGACTTAGCCAAGCGGCAGAAGCTCCACATATCTAAGATATACCGCGAGATCGTATCCGGCGAAACGATCGCAGCAAGACCGCAGATGCAGCAGCTTCTGCAAGACGTGGAAAGCGGCATATACGCTGGTGTGCTGGTCATGGAGGTAGAGCGACTTGCCCGCGGTGACACCATAGATCAAGGCATCGTGGCACAAGCTTTTAAGTACTCTGGCACAAAGATCGTCACACCTACTAAGACGTATGACCCAGACAATGAGTTTGACGAGGAATACTTCGAATTTTCACTTTTTATGTCACGGAGAGAGTACAAGACGATCAAGCGGCGTATGCAGGCAGGGCGTGCAGCAGCGGCGAAAGAGGGAAAATTTGTCGGAAATATCCCGCCTTACGGATACGACCGGAAAAAGCTTGACCATGACAGTGGCTTTATGCTGGTACCAAACGAAAAGGCAAAAATTGTAAAAATGATATTTGAGTGGTACACTGTGGGTGTCGTCATGCCAGACGGAACGCGGCAGCGAATCGGCACGACACACATCGCAAACCGACTGCATCAAATGGGCATAAAAACGCCACGGGGCGGGCGTTGGAACAACTACTCTGTCCGCAGTATACTGCTTAACCCCGTGTACTGCGGTGTTATCCGGTGGGGATACCGCAGGGGTAAAAGCAAGCTGCAAAACGGCGTCATCACTAAAACGCGACCGACAGCCGAAGATGGATATATAGAAGCAAAAGGCTTGCACGATCCTCTCATATCGCAAGAGACCTATGACACCGCACAGGAACTTGCACACGCCGCTGCAAAGATACCCAAGGTTAAGCTGGGCGGGGCTCTCAAAAATCCGTTAGCGGGGATTGTGGTGTGCCGTAAATGCGGGAAAAGCATGGGGCGGCAGCCATACACAAGTGAAAGGTACAGCGGCGAAATGCTGATCTGCAAAACCCCCGACTGCCGGTGCGTTTCATCTGATATACACATAGTGGAGCAACGGCTGCTTGATAGCCTTGCAGAGTGGCTGCATCAGTATGAGGTACAGTGGCAGGAGCACACGATGCAAGCCACAGCCGCCGAACCGAAGGACGATCAGACCGCCGTCTTAGAAGATCTTCGGAAAGAGCAAGCAAAGGCAAAAGCACAGCTTGCAAAAGCTTACGATCTGCTAGAGCAAGAGATATACGACACCAACACCTTTGTGGAGCGTTCCAGCATCTTAAAAGCAAAAATCTCCGATTTGCAGGACAGTATAGACCATATAGAGAAAAGCGTGCGGGAGATGTCATCGCGTGACGATGACATGCAAAAGATCATACCAAAGGTAAAGCATATCTTAGAGGTATACAGCACGCTTCCAGATGCGTCAGCGAAAAACCAGCTGCTTAAAGAAGTACTTGAAAAAGCAGAGTACAGCAAAGACCACAGCACCCGCTGGCACGGAAATCCCGACGATTTTGACCTTGTGATTTTCCCGAAACTTCCAAGGTGATTTTTTTGTATCTATCATATATATCATGTGCGTTCGAACCCGCCTGCTCACACATGATATATGTGATAAGTCTGCTCATAGCACGTCTTTGAGTGGGTTTTTGTACTGTATGTTTAACTTGCACAAGTTTTCTATGCTTGCTTTGTGCAAGTATACAAATATATTCTTAATCAACAGAAAACGCTTGACAAATACGCCGAAATGGTGTATAATAATTACAGAAAGCACGAGAGGTGCTAAGAAAAATAAAAAATCGGAGGAAAATAAAATGAGAAAGTATAATCTGGCAAGCATTATGAAAAGAGCATGGGAAATCGTTAAGACTATGGTAGGCGACACTGTTGCAAAGCTGTCCTACGCACTGAAGCAGGCATGGGCAGAAGCTAAGGCACCGGCAGACGAAATTCTGAGCGGCTGGAACATCACCAAGCTGGAAAAGGCTGGTGCAAACCGCTGGACTAAGTACGGCAAAGATCGCATGTATCTTAGTGAAACTGGTGATGCTCTCATGAATCTGGAACTGGATTTTTACAAGAGTGGCAATGTTTGCGGTGCATGGCTGAACGACGAGAAGATCAGCAACCGCGAAAGTTTCCGTGTAAGAGAAGCTTACTCCAGAGCCTACATCGACCTTGCAAGTGGAAAAGTGTACGAGTGCGTAGGCAGATATGCAGACGACTTCATGGACAAGCTGAACGCTACTTTTCACGCTTGATCTTGACAAATGTTCTGAATAGGTGTATACTAAATGCATATCAAAAAGAAACAGAAAGGAAGTTTAATCATGATCGATTTTAACGCATTTCGTGCCCTCTATGAGGACGCGAAAACATGCGATTCAGAAGCAAAGTACGTCATGGAAAGAAGGTGGGAAGATTGGATGAACGGGATCTCCGATAGTGACAAAATCGCCGACGTTCTCCGGAGAATTTACACCATGACGAACGAGGGTTTTACGGCGATTGTGAGGCAGTATAAAAACATGCGGCAGATGTGCGAAGTGTTGGGTATCCCTTACTCAACAGCACAGAAATGGAGCGTTGGACATCAGAAGCCGGCATCATATCTCTTGATGCTCATGGTGTACGCTACTGTAAACTATGACAAAATGCACAAATTATAAGCTTGTGTTTTGTGCATATATACAAATATATTCTTAATCAACAGAAAACGCTTGACAAATACGCCGAAATGGTGTATAATAATTACAGAGGTTAGGGAAAAGCCCGAAACCCAAAAATAAAAACATGGAGGAAAAAGAAAATGCGTGAACTGAAAAATCGTGAAGAAGTTGTAAAGGAACTGGCTAAGATGCTGAGGGAGTTCGATGTAGAAATGAACTCTTTCGAAACAGATGTTTATCTGTACTACAACGACGAAGAAAAGACCGCTGAACTTGACACCTTCGTAAACGCCGGCGGAAATTCGTGGTTGAACGACGATCACGAAACGATTTACAGAGATGAGTGCCACTTCGACAACATGTACGAAGTCGGGTTCCAGTCCATTTCCGATCTGGCGGAAGCAGTGGGACTTTCCGAAAAGGATTTGATCGTCAAAACGGCGGAATTCCTCGAATTCGATGAAGATGACGATCTGGACGAAATTGATTACTGGGACGTTGTAAGCTTTATCAAGTCCGACTGTAACCTTGTGGATAAGGTCAAGGCGGCTTTTGCGGAGTGGATTGACGAGCAAGGCGAAGATTATGAAAGCAAGGCTGACGATATTATCCGCGAGTGGGAAGAGTACGAGCCGGACGAAGATTGATTCACCTAAGCTAAACCCAAAAAACAAAATCGGCACCGTGGGGAAGTCCCTGCGGTGCCGTTTGCTTTTTGTTTTACTTTACTTCTTTGAAGTTGTCCACGCTTACGTAGCCGGTGACGTACTTGCCTGCCGGCTTTTTGCCGCAGTACTCTTTACGTGTCGTCACGCGATACCGCCCCAACTTGCACTGCTTGCCGTCGTAGATGTAGTACACACCAGCCGGCAGAGTAGCGGCGGGAGTGGTCGTCGTATCGTTTGCGAAAAGCTGTGTCTTAGCCTTGTACAGCCGTACCGCCTGCCCCTTCTTCCAGTCGTATCGCAGCGGGGGATTGCTTGCAGCGGCGTTCGATGACGTACCGCTGCCGCCCATTTTGGCGGCGACATCTGACAAAAATTTTTTCCAGTGCTGCTCGTCGGCAGTGTCAGAGCCACCCTTGCTTGACGGCACGAACCACTTCGGGCAGACCTTTCCTGTCACGTCATAGTGCCGGATAACGCCGCCCTTTTGCGGGTGCAGTCCGTACTTTTTGCAAAGATGTGCTGTCAGCTCCACAAGGCTTCTGTACGTGCTGTCAGAAAATTTTCCTGTCCAGTCAGGGTGGCAGGTTTCGATGCTGACCGTGTAGGAGTTAGCACGGTTCGTGCACCAGCTGACCTCGTTATCTGGGATACAGCAGATAATCTCGCCTTGCAGCCCTATGATGTAGTTGCTGCTGACCTCGCGGTCGGTCGTCTGAAAATAATTTCGATTGTTGATAGCAGATGTACCGGCGTTGCCTACCCAGTGCACAGCGATAGCGGTCGTCTTTTTACGCTTGGTATACGGGCGGTTGTGTGTCAGTAGCTTTTGCAAAATGTTCATTTATTTTCCCTCCCAAGATTTTTCACAATTTCTTTTTCGCGATCGCTTAATGCCCAGCGTTCCGCCTTCTCTCGTTCCGCCTTCTCTCGTTCCGCCTTCTCTCGCTCTGCCTTCTCTCGTTCCGCCTTCTCTCGCTCTGCCTTCTCTCGCTCTGCGGCACACCGTTCGGATACCAGATAACCGCCGCCAAAAATAGCTTTTTTGCTTTCGATTTGAGAATCCAGCCTAGAAATGAACAAACTTTCGCTTTTTTTTACACGGTATTCAATCCCGTATCTGCTATAGGGATTTAGCCGTGCCGATTGTGCCACGAATGGCGGAAAAGCATATTTTGGTAGTTTTTTTTTGGCTTCGGTTCTAATTTTGTCGACTGCATTTTTTACCGCAGTGTACAGCGTCGGGCATGTCCGAAACCTCAAATCTTCCGATTCCAAATTTGTTATAAACGACGTTTTTACAACAGCGTGGTTTTCATATGTAACGTCATTATCAACAATTAATGCCGTACAATCGCGATTTCTAAGAACAGAAAAAAGTACCAAGCTGGGTGCAAACAAAAAAAACTGAACGCCGTGCAAAATGTAAAAATCAATGATTTTCGACAAAATGGAAAATGGTGGGTTATCCACTACAATCTTGCCATCATAGTCAAAATGTTCGTAATCTCCGCCCGGATAAAACGGGCGAACAAAATTTTCACGATCAAGTTTGTATTCGCTCGCAGTCCACTCCGCCACTGCTTCGTAAACCTCCGTCGGAGTGTAGCAGTCGTCCGTGGTCTTTTTCGGCTTAAATTTTTCCACAAATTCTTCGTAATTTTCGCCTTTCGCCATGCGTCACCCCTCCACTTCCGGCAGTCCTGCGATAGATGTCAGCACAGACAAGATACCGGCTACCAGAGCAGTGCTGCCTACCACTGCCCAGCTGATGTCTTGCATGGTCGCAGCTACGCCGATAGTAGCAACGGCTGTCTGTGCCATAGTCTTAACGGCTCTGATTCCAGCGGCTTTCGCCCACTGCTTCCAGTCACGATTTTTCATGATTTTCCTCACTTTCCAGCTTTTCCACCTTGCATTCAACTTTCGTCATACGGTCAAGGAGATTGTTATGCTTATCCACACGCCGCGAGAGCGTGTCTACATCGCTTCTGAGTGCGTCCAGCTTTACCTGTAAAACGGCGGTTGCTTTACTCTGCATCAGTGCAGAGCCGCCTACAGCACCAAGTGCAGCAATTCCGGCTGTGATGATCTCTGTCCAGTCCATTTGGTTCACTTCCTTTTTTAGTCCACAAAAAGTCCTCGTGTTTCCTCTTATCCGAGCAAGTATGTCAAGTCGATGCGATATGTAGTGCTTTTCACAAAGGTTCCGGCTGCATCAGAGCTGAAAGACACAACGCCTGCTGTGTCCACTTTGATACAAAAAATCTTTCCGCTTGGCGTGTATCCACAAGTCTGCACCACGGCTGCCGGACGATACCCAGCAGGCAGTGTGCACACTGTCGGAGAGCCATATGTGCTGCTAAAAGTCACCTCACCACGCACTTCTACAAACCGTCCGTACTTCCTGCACTGTACTGTAGAAGTCGCTGTAAAGGTCGTGTTTTTGGTGGTGGCTGTCCAGCCGCTGTCTGTCAGTGTTTCGGCTCTTCCAGTGGTTGCACAAATGGAATTGTCAGTAGAATCCACACACACATCTCCAGATGTTGGTGCTTGTTTTGCATCAGCACTACTCTTAGACGTTAACGCCCAGAAGATACCATTATTTGCACCACCTAGATTCATTTCGTTCAAAATAACGACACGTGTTCCCTCGTATTGGCTTACCACTTTTGCCCATAGTTCAAAAGTCACATTTTTTTCGCCGTTTATCGCCACTACACGAAAAAGTCCAGTTGGCATGCTGCCGGTTCTACCAGATTCAAAAAATGACATGGATTCGACAGCATTTCCAGCAGATGCTAAACGCACACGGCATGTGTATAGTGCATGCTTTCCCCAGCCACAAGTGCATAAAAATGTCGTTGCGATCGTAGCGTATCTGCCAGATAGTGTTGCGGTTCCGATTTTAAACCAAATATAGCCATTTGAAAAATTTGCATTAGCGTTATAGCAAAATGCACTTCGCATTTGACCGTTGCTTAGCGATTCAGCTTTTTTCGCCGTTCCGTCTTTCGGCAGATACTTCGACAAATCCATGCCGTCCAGCTTTTTCTTATCCGCAGCAGTCATCAGACCGTGCGTAGACTGTGTGGCATCGCTGTAGGTGGTGTCTTTCGCACTGATGGTGCTACCACTGATCGTGATGTTCGTGCCGGCGGTTAGTTTGTCTTGCTTGCCGGAGATGTCGGGGATTTCACTTTTGTCAGCTTTACTTGCAAGTATATCTGTAACAGCTTCAACTTTTGCAGCTGACATTCTTATGCTTTCAGAAATCACAGACGAATCCAACTGCACGACGTTTGAATAATTTTGATTAACATTGGAACAACTGCCAACAAATGGATAAACCGATGTTTCCACCGTCACTCTCACCCCTGGAGCTGTTGCGGTATAGCTTTCATCTGCATACAAAAAAAGATACAAATCATAGTTGGTTTTTCCTCCCACGGCTGTATCTATACTACTATAGCGACCCACTGCGTATACAGACAACTTTTTTTCAGGTGCACTGCTGAAAATTTTTAAATTTTCCAGCGGCCTTACCTCAAACAGCTTGGCGTTGTGCAGTGGCAGGTCTGCTGTGATGCTGACTCCACGTCGGCCAGCGACACCATAGAGCGCAATCGCAATTTTTGCAACTCCCTGCGGCTCATAGTAAATTCTTTCGCCTTGCTCGTAGCCGCCTTCAATGCCGATTTTTTTGTAGTCATGAGCAGTGCTCTCTACCACAGTAAAAGCAAGTTGACACCAACAATAACCTCTCCCATTATCGTATGTATTGGGAAAATATGGTATTAATGACGTGATCGATCTGGTGCTTGGGAATTTAAGTCTATAAAATTCAGAAGAAGTGCTTTGATTGATTTCCAGCCCAGTGCCGTCTACAGCAAATTTGTAGCGTGTGTTTTCAGACGGAATCCCTAACGCCGTAATATCTTCCTTCGTCACCTTTTCAGCGTCCGCGACATGCCCCTCACCGTCGCTTGCAAACTTGTAAAATCCTTTCGCGTGTGCGGTGTGGGCTGGGTGAGTGTAGTTCTCCAGCCCTGCCAGCTTGTCCCGTTCTGCCGTGGTATACGGCTGCTCGATCTTGTCCAACACACCTTTGTTGTTGTGTGTATGTGCTGACTTCTTCAAGGCGGCGATTTGCGTGTTCTGCGTGTTGTTCACAGACACAGCCCCGTCTGCGGTTCCTTGTGCCTTATCTGCAGCCGATTTGACAACCGCGTCCTTTGCATCGATCTCCGCTTTCGTGTACGTGTTTGCGTCACCGCCGCCGCCGCCGGTGTTAGACTTGCTTTTCCGGTACAGATACCGGCTGTAGTCCGATATTTTTTTGGCACCATTCCGCGATGTGCTCACAGACAGCGTTCTGGTATCCTCGCCAGCACATGAAATTTGTTGCCCGCCTCGGAACGTCCACGTCACATCTGTCACATAAGAGTGATATTCCTCTGATGTGAGTGGGTCGATGATTTTTACACGGTCGCCGGCTCTGAAGTAGTACGGCACGTGCACCGTGCACCGGAAAGGGTTGATTTGCGGCACGTTGTCTATATACGCCACTTTTCCCTGTGCTACCCACATATATCGCAGCATGGTTTCTGTACGTCCACGCACCATGCTTTCCGGTGTGCCGTCCTCTACAGACTGCCAAAAAGGGTTATTGTTGACGACTATAGACAGCGGTGCTGCATTTTCAGGGAAGTCACCCGATACGCTCCACGAAGTCCATATGCCGCTGTCATGGTTTACACGCCAGCTTGACGTGCTTACATGAAACGGCGATTTTTGGTAGGTGTCACGCTCGATGTTTGATGCGTCGATTGTTATCGGACAAGTTCTGCTTCCCATATATGCGAAATGCAGCTCCCCGTTTTCGTCCGGCATTATGATCGCACCAAGATACTCCGCCAGATAGTTTGCAAAGTCCTTGACGGATTCCGTGCAGCAGTCGCTCGGTACTTTTACGGATAGAGCACCGATTCCGGATTCTGGCACCGATTCTTCGTTTTTCGCAGCGTTCCAGTGCGGCACACTGTAAGCGTTGCAGATCATGTTGAAAATCACGCTCGGAACTTTTTTTTCTCCCAGCTGCATTGCAAGCCAGTTCTGAGCTGCTGTTGTCGTGTCGTTAGAGTAGCACGCTTCATCAAGAAGATACACGTTATCAGACAAGCTGAGCGTGTACACGCCATAGCTACGCTCTGTCGATGTGACGTTGTACACACCGACTTGCTTTTTCGATGTATCTCCATACCAGACGTACAGCTTGACTTTTGCTCCAAAAAGCTTTTCATATGACAGTGCACTTGGAGCGTGAAAAGCCACCGATGCAGTGCCGGTGTTGCAGCTTCCCGCAGGGATACCGCCGCCGCTGGAGCAGGACTGTGATGTGGTCAGGCTGTCACGTATGATCTGCGATTCATCGATCGCATACGTGCTGTCGTCTTTTGTAATGACATCAAGTGCTGCGTGTTCTTCAATCACCATTTACGATTTCCTCCCGTGTAGACGCAGTTCAAAAGGTGTCCCATAGTCTGCATTTTGGTCTGCCGCCATGTTCCCTGATAGCCGTATCATGCACTCAAAGTCGCCAAAAGGCAGCTCGATCAAACCGGTGGCACTGGAATCGATTTCGCTTACCAGTGGAAATGGCTTGACTTCGCTCCACTCGGTATCTCCGACTTTTCGAACTGCAAAAAATCGCTTCGTCAAAGTCGCTGGCGAAGCGTATTCGCCCACCAAAAATGCGTTGCCGCCGCAGATAAGATTGACAAATTCAAGCACTTTGTCGTACTCGTATACGCCACTGCCCAGATACCGGCAGTCTTCCAGCTTTACCATGTGATCTGTATCTCTTGTCCTGTCCGCGACGTTGCCAAAGTACACGCCCGCAACGCCGTCACAAGTCAGGTGAAATGACGGTATCGCACAGTGGTTGTCTTTGATGATTACGGGAAGGCTTAGGGTGGCGATGTCTGCAATGCTTTCCGGAGATACTACAGTCACCGTTGGTGTTCCGTCCACATAGCAGTGCATACCGTATAAAGAGTTTCCAGCTATACCGCTGACTGTCGCACCACCAAGCAAAATTTCTCCGCTTTTCATCGCGTCCGCCACACGCCGTATATCTCTACATGTGCCCTCGAACTGCAAAGTAGCTTTTTCTTCGAGTTTACCGCGTGAGTATGTCGCATAGGACCCGTCTTCACACTGCTCCCTCTCAACATCTGGCGTGCACTCTGATGCAACGTCGCCGATTTGATATACAGTCGCACGCAGCCTCAGACGGGCATGCTGATCGTCATAGAAAAAATCACACGCCTGCATATGCTTCTCCCCCCCCTCGCTAAAATTCTGTTCCGCCGCTGATTGCGTTTGCACGGTCCTTTGCACTCAGCACGATCGTGTCCAGCACATGCGTGTTTGGTGCCATGTAGATCGGGAAAACCCAGTCCCCGCCGGTCTGTGCTTGCTGCGTTCCATGCGTCTGTGTCTGTTCTGCCGCACGCGGCTGATGCACCGGATAAGCGATCTCGTTGTACGGACTGACTGGCAGCTGTGATGCGTTGATGACATCTTGTGCCATTTGCTCTGCTGTGACAGAAGTTTCTCCAGAGCCGTCGCGGATACCTTCCGCAAGCCCCTCAGAGTAGTATCCACCAAGCTTTTTCGCCACCTTAGACGGTGAGTGCTCGTCCCACGTGGAACGTGTGCTGTTTGTCGCAGCATTTGCCAAAGCCTTTGACGCTTCTTCTGCCGCCAGCGTGTTCCCTGGGTCGTTGATACCCGCAGCAAGCCCAGCGGCGTAGTTGTACCCGTTATCCATGCCCCACTGATACAGTTCAGCAGCTTGTTCAGACAGCATTCTGGAGATGTTTCCGAGAGCGTCTGTGATCTGATACGAGTTGTCTGTAACGCCGGCAGAAAAAGAACTCGTGTAATTTGACGCACCTTCATAGCCTGCACTCGAAGCGTTTGCTTTAAAGTCGTTAAACTCTTGGTTTGTGATTACATACGTTTGATATGCAGCATCAACCATAGACTGCGTGATTCCTGCAACGCCGTCGTCGTACTTGATTTTCAAGTCTTCCCAGTACTGATGAGCATCATCCATTTGCTTTTGCAGTGATTCTCGCGTACCGGTTTCTGCTGTCTGCAAGTTGTTAAGCAGTCGCGTGTTGCACTCTGCGATTGCGTCCGCATCACCAGATGCAAGTGCTTCCTGCATATCTTCGTAGTTTTTGATTTCCGATTGGTAAGCTATGACGTTGCTAAGGTTGTCTTTGACATCTTTTTTTGCGTCGTCAAGGCTGCTTGATGTTTCGTCAATCGATTTTTGGATTTGCTGGAAAACATTGGTGCTGTTGTTGGCAATGTCGGATTGTGTTACACCGAGCATCTCACCATACGAGGACACAAAGCGGTCTACTGCCGCATAGTAAGCGTCTGTGCCACCGCCGTAGTTGCTCAAATTTTGAAAAGCACTTTTTGCAGCTTGTATTTTTGTAAGCCGCCGTTCCAAGCTTTTTTGATTGTCCAGGCTTTCGGAATACGTTGAACCGGCATCAGAGAGGCTCTGCTGTGCATCTATGTAGTTTTCTTCATTGGCAGAAAGCAGAGCGTTGGCTTTTTTGGTTGCCA